AATGACAAAGCAACTTTTACTGGAACCTTGCAAGGTACTGGCGCTTTGACTATTGGCACAGTTGCTTAATTAATTTACTATATTTGTGCCTATGAGCACAGAAATTAAAATAGGGGGTGCTAGTCATCCCCTTTTGTTTAACATGAATAGCCTTAAAAATGTAATGCAGTTGGCTGGCATGGAAAACTTTGCAGACTTAAACATGCAAAAGGATTTAGCCAAGTCTATGGACTTTGCACTAGCCTGCGCATTTTACGGAATTATTGAAGGCTACGAAGCCAAGGGCGAAAAAACACCGTTTAAAACAGTTGACAAATTAGGCGCAGCTATTCGGAAGTTTTCCGAGTTAACCCCTGCACTTGACGCTTTTACTGCTGCGGTTACTGACTTCTTTTCTAGCGACGAGCCAGAGGGAAAGTAACAGCCAAGGGCGACAGCGCCCCGCTTACTTGGCGCAAAATTGAGCGCATCAGTTATGGAGAACTTGGACTAAGTGAGGCCGAGTTTTGGAAATGCACGCCCCACTTTTGGCGGTTAAAACTTGAGGGCATGCGGTCCGCGCAGACTCAAGAGTATAGGAACCAGTGGGAACTTATGCGCTGGGCGGTTGCTACTTCTATGGCACCGCACCTGAAAAAACCAATAGAGCCTAAACGCTTGTTAACTTTTCCATGGGAGGAGCGCGACTATATTAGTATAGAGGAGGCAGTTAAGTTATATTCGCATGTCTTTGACAAGTTAACCCCAGACGCCAAAGCATGAGCGCCCCTATAAAAATAGCCTATAACATTCTTAGCAACTACGCGGGGCTTACTGCTCTTGTTAGTACACGCTTAAACCCCTTGCGCATTCCGCAAGAGTCTGCTTTTCCTGCAATAAGTTACAACCTTGTTAGCATAATTACTAGCCCTACCAACACTAGCCACAGCCGTACAGACTTTGCACGGGTGCAGGTTAATTCTTTTGGCACTACATTCGCAAGCGCTACGGCGGTCGCTGAGCAAGTAAGGGCAGCGTTTGAGGCTGCTACATTGCCAGCAACTTTTAACGGCGTTAAATGCCAGACAATAGAACTAGACAGCGAGGTACAATTAACCGACGACGAGGCAGGGTTTGCTGGAGTCTACCAAGTTTCTCAGGACTTTATAATTAATTATACTAGGTAATGGCAAGGTCGTTAAACATTGTTATAGGTGCAGACATAGAGAAGCTGCGCAAAGGTTTGCAAGAGGCTATTGTGGCTATTCAGTCGAGCGGCTCTAAAATGAGTGCTGAGACCGCAAAGGCTGCAACCGAAATAGAAAAGAAACTGGCTGCAATTTCAACTAAGAACCCAACGGCTGGAACTGTTAGGCAGTTAACCAACTTAGCCATGGAGGCTAGAGCCTTGGGGCCAGAGTTTCAAAATGTAGCTAATGACATTATAAAGCAAGCGGGTAGAATTAAAGACAGCATAGGCGACGCCCGCGCTGAGGTGTCCTACTTTGCTAGTGACACTAGAAGGCTAGACGCTGTTATAGGAACAGTGCAGGCGGTCGCTGGGGCGTATTCAGTTGTAGAAGGCGCCACTGCTTTAATGGGTGTAGAGAGTGAGAACCTAACCAAAACAATGGTTAAACTCCAAGCAGTTATGGCAGTTGTAACTGGCTTGCAGGAAATTCAAACCTTACTACAAGAGGAAAGCGCAGCCATGCAGGGCTTGCTTGCTTTGCGGACCACAGTGTTAACTGCTGCACAAACGGCTTACGCTAGCGCAGTAGGCACAGCCACGGGAGTGCAAAGGGCATTTAACCTAGCAATGGCAGCAGCGCCTTGGGCATTAGCAGCCACAGCATTAGCCGCTATTGTTATAGCAGTAGGTAACTACCAAGACAGAATAAAGAAAGCCGCAGAGCAGCAAAAGTTATTTAACGAAATAAATAGCGAAACTCAAAAGAATTTTGAAGAGGAAGTAAAGAGCGTAAGCGGTTTGTTAGCCGTAGTTAATAACCATAACGCTAGTATGGTAGAGCGCAAAAATGCGCTTGCTGAAATACAAAAAATTTACCCAGACTTTTTAGCTAACCAAAACCTAGACAAGGTCGGCAGCGAAGAGTTAAAAACTGCGACTACCAATTTAACAAACGAAATTTATAAGCAAGCCAAAGCCAAGGCTGCGTTTGCCAAGTTGCAGGAACTCAGCGCCAAAATGCTGGAATACGAACTAGGAAAACAGCAGGCCCAACTTTCTACGCAAGCCGAAATAAATAGACTCTATGCCAGCGGGGCAAGTCCTGCGCAAGTGCAGAAGTTTATAGAAAGCCAAAAGAATGTAGGCACAATAGCAGAACAAAACGCGGCTAAAATTCAGTCGCAAATTGACGCTATTATTGCCATGAGTAACGCGCAGGGCTTAAGCCTTACGCCAGTTACTAAAGCCACTACTGCAATTAAAGAACAGACTAAGGCGGTAGAAGGTTTAACAACAGCACAAACAAACCAAGCCGCTGCGCGTACATTAGGCGCTCCGCAGTTTGGTGCAGGCGCTCCAACTATTGAAGCCTTTGCCGCAGTCACTGGCCCCATGCAACAATATGCCCCAGTCCTAAAGCAAGCCACTGGCGAGCAGATTGCTATAATGAGCGACTACGAGCAGAGAATGACAGAGGCAGCGGGCGCTATTAATAACGCTTTTAACAGCATGACAGCGGAGGGCGTAGAGGCATTCGGCGACATGATTGGCGGAATACTGAGCGGGCAAATTACTAGCTTCGACGACTTTGGCAAAGCCTTGCTGGGTTCTGTTGCTAAGTTTATGCGGGCCTTTGGTACTGCATTAATTGCAACGGCTACCGCGTCGAAAGCCTTTAAAGAGTTTATTTTAAAGCGGCCCGAAATTGGTATTGCAGCAGGTATAGCATTGGTAGCAGGCTCGGCAGCTATTAGCGGCATGCTTAAGAAAGGGCCACAGCCTACGGCATTCGCTGAGGGTGGAATAGTTAGCGGTCCTACTTTGGGCTTAGTTGGTGAATACCCTAACGCTAGAAATAACCCAGAGGTTATAGCACCTTTAGACAAACTTAAAGGCATGCTAAAAACTGGCGACAATAGCAGCGGCTTTGTAGCAAGCACAACCATAGCAGGCCGAGACTTGGCAATAGTTTTAGAGCGTTATAATAAAGACAGCAAACGGGGTTAATGGCACGCAAGTATTATGGCTCGTTTTTGAGCATCGAAAATATAGAGTATAGGGTAGAACTCTGGGACGGGGCTACTGGCTCAAGTGCTAACAACTTTGCAAGCCGCTACGCTACTAGAGTAACAGCAGCGGGAGGCTACCAAGAGGGCGAAACTTGTTTACTAGAAAAGTTACTAGAACTAGAGGACGCCACAGAATTAACCCTAGCAGGCGACGGCTTTACTATTGAGCGCCAAGGTCAGGGCAATACCTACTACGAAAACTTTTGTAGGCCTAGTAGAATTTCGACTAACTGGGTAATGCCTAGCGACACGGTGCGAAATGCTTTTATAGCTATTGCCAACAGTCAAGAGAACCGCTACGCTATTGTAGTTTATAGAGCAGAGGCGCTTTACTATGTGGGCCGAGTGGTTGCAGACCAAGCAGACTACCTACGCGAAAGCATTAACGGGGCGCCAGTGTTTGACTTGGTGGCTGTTGACTCGTTAAACTTGTTAGAAGGTTTCTTTGTAAGCCCTGACTGGTTTACTGATTCATTGGCCACGGGCTTAGACATAGTGCGTAAGTCTTTGGAACTTTGCGGGCTAGACGACTACTGGACCGCCTTAGGAGAAAACACCTATATACGCGACGGGGTTACAATGTATGACACCGCGCAGGCAAGTTATAAAGGGCTAGCCAATACTAAGTTTAACCTGCTTAGTTTTTACAATAGCTTTGACCCCTTCGCGGATGTTCAATTTATTGACACTACCGACCCCTTCGAGGCTGGCACAAATATAGACTTGCTAACTTGCAAGCAGGCCATAGAGCAAGTGCTAAGCATTTACGGCAGTCGCATTACATTAGAGAGCGGGGCGTTTTGGATTTTACCAGACGACGCCTATAACGCTACTAACTTAACTACTAGAATTTACAACGCTGCGGGTACTTACCAAAGCAATGGCAGCACAGCCCACGCCGTTAGCCTTGCTGCTAATGTAAGGCCACAGTGGGAAGCCAAGCCGACACTAACATACCAGCCACCAGTTAGAGCCGTGGATGTTATAGAGGAGAGACAAAACGCTATATTTGTTTTAAGGACCGAGCCAGACAATAACAGTATAGAGTTGTCAATAGTTGACAAGACATTACAAGCCAGCAAGCCTACACGGGTGCGCATGCTGTGCAAATGGTTTGACGACTCTTTTGTAGCATTAAGCGCAAGCAGTGCCAAGCGTTACCAGCGTTACTTATTCTATTACCGCATTTATGTTAAAAACTCTGGCGGCACTACTTCACAATACAGCCCAATTACAAACGCTTATAATACAGTAGCTACGCCCGTTTGGCAGACTCAGGAGTTAACAGTTACTAACGCGCGTAATAGTTGGAATACTCATGTAATGGACTTCGTAATGCCTGAAGTTCCTGCTGGCTATACGCGTTTATTTGTTGACTATTACATAGAGGCTGAGCAAGGTTTCTTTGTAGCGCCTAACAACTGGGCCGCCAACACTACTAACCAGATTAACTTTTGGGGTACCATTACAGCAGCGCAGCCTTATGGCTCAATAGAAAACCCAGACTTTGCCCACACGACCAAGCAGACTGTAAGCGTAACGGGCGCTAGTGGCAACAGCCAACTTATAGAACTTGAGCCCGCTTACTATGACGACGAGGGCCTTTATGGCTTCGGCTCTATTTTTGTTTACAACGGCTCTACTTTTGTTTTAAGTTCTAACTGGTTCAGCGGTTATGCTAGTGCAATAAGCGCGGACCTAGGTACAATTCTAGGCCGTCGTATTGGTGGCATGTATAATAAATTTGTGCCAGTTGTGCAGGGTACATGGCACGACGCTGGAACTTTAAGCGCTATTAAGTCTCTTAACTTTGACTCTACAAAATGGCTGTTTAACGGAGGCACATTTTACCCACGCTCAGAAAGTTGGCAGGGCGAATGGCTAGGGCTTGCACCTGACTACACGCTAGCAACTGGCGGCGGGAGCGAAGAGTATAACCCTAGGACTGGAGAGCGGACCATACGCGAGCGACTAAATTACCATGAGTTTGCAATTACAAAACTTAACCTAGAAACTAGCGCTATACCAGCCAGACTAGTAGAGCATTTAGTTAACTACTCGGACGGGGCACCGACTACACAGCCAACGCTAAACACACGCTGGGAAGTCATGCTGGAATACAAAGACAGCACCGAGGTACTAGACTGGCATATACAAGAGCATAACGCTTCTGTGGTTTATACAGCAGGCACCCACACAATTACTAACGGCTACGAGTTAATTATATGCAACAGCACGGACGGCAATGTAACTGTAAACCTACCAAACGCCACCGAGAGCAAGGGCAAAAAATACTATTTTAAAAAGACAGCGACTTCACATGTAGTAACTATTGACGGAGGGGCTTACAATATAGACGGGGCAACAGCTACAACTATTAACCAACTTTACGGCAGCAAGACAATTATAAGCGACGGGGCGCAGTGGTATATTATTGCAGAGGTTTAATTTGTTAACGACTTGCGTTTAATGTGTTTGTAAATTGCAGGCACTATGGCACAAGCAAGCGCAGACATTATCGCAGGCTCGCAGGGGTTTAAATACCACGCGGCTGCAACCGTTACCTCTGTAAGTTATGACGCGGTAGTTCCTCAAGAGGACACCGTTTTTACTTCGTTTACAGTTACTCAAGAGAATGGCACCGCCACCAATGTACTAAGTGCAAGGGGTATGAGCGGTATTACTTTTCAGCAGGGGGCATACTTGCCAGCAGGTAAGGGCAATAAAATTACTGGCTTCGTTATTAGTTCTGGTTCTGTAATCGGTTACTAAAATGCTAGTAAGTCAAAACCTCGGACTTGGCACGCGGGGCACGGCATACAAAGGGCAGGGCTGGGCTCTGGTTAAGTTGTATAAGTCGCGTGTTACTGCTGACGGCGGTTATTACGAGGGCATTGGTTGCCTACTTAGAAAACTTAACAACTTATAAAAATGAGCGATTTATTAAATAAGGCGAGTCTGGTAGTTATACCTTCTGGGTATAAAGAAGACACCGTTTATAGTGTGGTGCCGTCCGACGGCAGCGGCGATTTGTCATTCACCCGTGCATCCAACGGAACGCGAGTAAATAGCGCGGGATTGGTTGAGGTTTGCCCGTGGAATTTAACGGAAAAATCAAATAATTTTGCCAATTGGTTGGGGGTTAACAATGTAACAATTACTGCAAATGACACAACCGCACCAAACGGGACAACAACGGCGTCAAAAATTGTAGTTGGTTCAGGTTCTCCTATTAGAATTTTCGATTTTATTGGAAACCCAACACAAGGGGTGTACACAATTTCCGTTTATGCAAAAGCGGGAACGGGTGATGAAATAATTTTGTACACAACAAATGCCTATGTTTATGCAACTTACAATTTGAGCAATGGAACAGTAACACAAGGCGTTGGTACAGCATCAATTGAAAATGCGGGGAATGGTTGGTATCGTTGCATTGTTACAAATACAATAGCCGCGGGCGAGATTGGTCAAATTATATTTAGTGGAAATAGTACAAACGAATATGTGTATTTATATGGCTACCAAACAAATGTAGGAAGCACCGCCAAACCCTATTTCCCCACAACCGACAGATTAAATGTACCAAGATTAACCTACCAAAATGGCGGGGGCGGGTGTCCTAGTTTGTTGTTGGAGAAGCAGAGTACGAATTTGGCTTTATGGAGTGAGGATTTTACGCAGTCGGTTTGGTCTTTGGTTTTTTTAGTTAGAAATGCAACGGCGAACACGGCAATTTCTCCAGATGGAACGCAAAATGCAGACACGATTTCGGATTCAATAACTACCGCAGAATTTGGCGCGGGGCAATTAATTACGGCAACGGCGAACACCCCACAAACAACGAGTATTTTTGTAAAAGCAAACGCGAGCAATTTTGCAATGTTGCGTTTTTACGGAAATGACATTCAAAAATATTATTGTGTAGTTGTAAATTTAAGCACGGGAGTAATTACAAAAACCCAAGCGGGAAGTTCTACAAGTTCTACAAGTTCATCCATTACAAATATGGGTAACGGATGGTATAGAATAACCGCAACCGCTACAATGAATACAACTGATTATTATTTGATTGTCAATTTAGTTCCATCAGCAACCCCAACCATTGGAGATTTTGGGAATAGTTCTTACACGGGTACGGGCAGTAATTCAATATATGTTTGGGGCGCACAATTTGAATAATGTAGTATAATTATACCAACGAAATAGCGTATATTTGTACTATGGAAATATGGAAATTTGTAAACGAAAAATACGAAATAAGTAACACGGGTAAATTGAGAAAAGGTAATTGCATATTGAAAGGATTAGTGGGTAATTGCGGTTATGTGCAGTATTCAATGTATTTGGGTAATTACAAACGCAAATACGAATTGGCGCATAGATTAGTTGCAAAAGCGTTTATTGAGAACCCAGAGAACAAAGCCGAGGTAAACCACAAAGATTGCAACCGATTGAATAATTGTGTTGAGAATTTAGAATGGTGTACACATAGCGAGAATATCCAACATTCCAGAGCATTGAACCGCTACCCAAAGCAAATAAAGAAACGCACGATTGAAACACTAACCAAAGACCGTGAGGCAAAACAACACAAAATGAAACCAGTAATTGATGAATTGGGCAATGTATACGAAACTGCAAAATCGGCAGCGTACGCCCACGGATTAAGTTCACACGCCGTGCGTCTTGCAATCAAGAACGGCAACAAGTCAGCAAACAAAAAATGGTCATACTTAAACAACTAAGGAAATGGGAAGTTATGCAACGAGTTATATAGGACCAACCACATCAGCAAGTGCCACAAGGGTGGCGGATACCTACCAAAAAGGCGGCTTTGGCAACACCTCAACCGCTGGGACTTTGTTTTATGAGTTTGGGGCTACAAAAATAGATAGTCCAAATGGTCAATATTTAATTTCATTATTTGCTGGCTCAAGCGTTGGGAATGCATTTTTTGCAGATGGTAACTCTATAACGATATGTGGTAACGGTCCGCAAATTCAATGCTTTAATAATGGTTATAGTCAGAATTTATTTACAATTACACCAGCAGTAGGGGAAAATGTAAAAATAGCCATTCGCTATGACGGCACTAATGTAGTTGCGTTTGTAAATGGTGTAAAACAAACTGTTTATAGTGATACCGCAGTTGGAGTGAAAAACGCTATTCGTGTAAATAATGGAGAAAATGGAAGCCAAGCGACTAAACAATTAATTTTTTTCCCAACCGCATTAACCGATGCGGAATGTATTTCCTTAACAACTATCTAAATGAAAACCTTTTTGAAATACGAGTTCACCCCTACACAATGGGCAACACTTCGCAAGTTAATAGAGCAAACTACAACCACACCCGACGGAACAGAAACAACAACTTGGAAAGATTGCGCAGTTGTTGAAATTGGATTTATTTGTTTAGAATGGGGGCAAGTGGATGACAAACCCGTTTGCGTTAAGCAAAGCGACAAATGGGCGGTGGATATTCTATTCTATTCAGAACCCCCCGCAAGTTTTGCCCCGTTTGAGGTTTTCCCAAAGCCGTGCGGGGTGCATACTTTTTCGGGGGATGACAGCCTATATTTAAAAACTTTCTGCGCTAAATACCCAGACTCTGACTACTGCAAACTACCAGAACCTGTAATAAATGAAACACTTTAACAATGACACTACGGCGGCCATTGCTACGGCCATTTCTGGCAGCTCGACTGTCATTCATTTTACGCAAACTTGGCAACCTGTTGCTAGTTTCGCTCTGGCTTTTGTTGGTATTATTTCGGGCCTGTTGGCTATTATTTATTGGAGTAAAAAAATTAACCGCCTCAAGTAATGGCAAAGGCAAACACTACGGCAGCTTGGGCGCCTAAGCCAAAAAAGAAACTAAGGCGGCACACAAAGCACATTAATAAGCATAAGTCATGCAAACCAAGCAGAGGCCAAGGCTAAAGTTTAAAAGTTACTTCGAGCCCACGCCTAAGCGCTTACGGGTTTTAGGTGACAGCATAGCCGCTGCCTCTTTGTTTGTTGCTGGTTTAAACATTGACCACCCTAAACTTATGTTGGCCTGCGGTATAGCGGGCGCTGTTGGTAAATTTGTTACTAACTTTTTTACAGATGAAACGCCTTAAAGACTTCGCGTTAGACTTGTTTCTACTGGCTTGCATAGCCTTTGCAGTTTATGCCCTTTTATTTGCCGTTAAAACGAATAGAAAGCAGCGAGAGCGCTATGTATATGTAAACAGCATTTCAATGCAGCACGACACGCTAGAACGCGTTAA